GCACCAGGTTTCGGTGAACTACCTTCAGTAGTTTATGGACCTGTAACTGATAACCTGCGTCGTTTCATGACTGTCGGCTGGTACCAACTTGTTGGTTACGGAATCTTCCGTCAGGCATGTTTACAGCGTGTAGAATCTGCTTCTAGCCTCGCCTAGTAGCTGCGGTTTGGGAGGGTCAGGGTTCCCCCTTTCCCCTGGCCCTTCCATCCCCCCCCTATTCTTTGTTAGTATCTTGTTAAGCGGAGGTTGATATGCCTAAAGTCGGTAATAAACATTACAGCTATACCCCTAGTGGTAGGAAAGCTGCTGCGGCGCAAGCTAAGAAAACTGGGAAGAAAGTTACTAATACTAGAAAAAGAGGGAAACGATAATGGCCGGATCAGGGAATGTGACTATCCGACCTAAGCCGATTACAGGTACCGGAGGAGTTAACCGTGGCTAGTGGCCTTTATGCCTTGCCGTTTAAGAATAATTTGACGCAGGTTACGAATTTCCAAATAGATTTTGATGATACAACCGCAGGCCGTTTCAAGTGTATGCTTGTCACTTCGTCTTACACCCCTAACTTTGATACTGATTCAGTGTTTGCTGATGTGAGTAACGAGGTTTCAGGTGCGGGTTACACTGCTGGCGGTGAAGCTCTCACTGGTGTGACGTTCGCTATCAGTGGGGGTACGATTACGTGGGATGCGGGGGATGTGACGTGGACTGGTTCTACGATCACTAATGCTGCTGCTGCGGTTATTTATAATACGAGCGAAGCTAACGATCCTTTGATCGCTTATGTTGATTTTGGTGGGAACTTTTCCACTACGTCGGGTACGTTCCAGATTGTTTGGAATGCGTCTGGCGTCTTTACTTTAGATACGACACCGTAGGAGTATCGGTATGGCTAGTAATTTTCCGGGAGCTTTAGATACAGCGACTCAGCAACCTTCACCTCTTGCTACTACAGAGTTGGATGCGGCAGGGTTTTTGCATGATGAGGTTCACACAAATCATTCAACTGCTTTGATTGCTTTGCAAACGAAAATGGGGATTAGTGCTTCAACTCCGACGACGATAGGTCATGTGCTTACTGTTTCGGCGGCGGGTACTACTGCTTGGGCGGCGGTTGATACAGATCCGATTCCTCTAATTTTAGCTTTGTCATAGGAGTATAGAATATGGCTAATACATTCAAAAACGCACGGGCTGCGGCTACTAATACTTTGGCAACTGTTTACACTGCTCCTTCTGGAGCAGCGACTGACATAGCTATTGTGTTGTTGGCGCAAGCTACTAACGTGGCTAGTGGCGCTCAAGCTGTAGATCTTTGCTGGTATGATGCGTCTGGTACAGTTAAGACTGACTTGGTTAAAGCTTTGTCGGTTCCTGAGAAAGCTGCTGTTGGTCTTATCGCTGGCAAGCTTGTGCTTGAGAGTGGGGATTATTTGCAAGTCAAGTCTACAGCTAGTTCCCTTATAGAACTGTCAGTTTCTGTATTAGAAATTACCTGATCTGTGACAGGTATAACAGCGGGTAGAACGTGGAGTAGGATTGGGCCGGAGGTGGCTCCTACTTCGTCGTCTGCGTCTGGGGTGTGGACTCTTCAAGAGGCCGCAGAGAATCAGGGGGCTAGTACATGGCCTCAACCTGTTTACTATCCAGTAGCTACAGGCGGCACCGTTACAGATGCTGGCGGATATCGGTACCACACGTTCACAGCTTCAGGCAATTTCGTCGTCTCTAGTGGTGGCAGTGACGTAGACATTATGTGCATTTCCGGTGGTGGCGGCGGCGGAGGCGGTCAAAACTTCCACGCTCCGGGAGCTGGTGGCGGAGCAGGAGGAATGCTGCAAATTGACGCACAAACTATAACGGCCGCAAGTTACACCGTAACAATCGGCGGCGGCGGTAATGGTGGTACCGCAAACGGTGGCGGTATAGCCGGGACAGATTCAACAGTTAGCACGCTTGCGACTACCTCAAACGGCGGCGGCGGCGGCGGTGCCGGTTCTCAAACTAACCCGGCGAATTTAGCTGGTGGATCAGCGGGCGGAGCCACAAAAAACCAAACAGGCGGAAGCGCTACACCCGCCGGACAAGGTAACGACGGCGGCGATGGCGGAAGCGATTCGGCGGGCGGCGGAGGAGGTGCATTTGCAGCAGGTACTAACGGCAGCGGATACACCGCTGGCCCCGGCGGAAACGGCATTAATTGGAAAAGTCTCGGGACAACGTACGCCGGAGGCGGCGGAGGGTCGAGCAACTCAAACACCTCAGGTTTCGGAACAAATGGAAACGGAGTCGGTGGCACTGGTGGCGGCGGTAATGGCTATTACGGCGATAACCCCTCACAGACAAACGGTGACGCAAACACTGGCGGCGGCGGCGGCGGAATCTATGAATTTATAGGCTCTGGACAAACCGGAGCAAAAGGCGGATCGGGAATTGTGATTATTCGGTACCCCCTCTAGGAGCATTTATTAATGGCACATTTTGCGGAAATAGACAGCGACAACAAAGTGATAAGGGTCTTAGTTGTCAGCAACGACGACGAACACCGAGGCCAAGAGTTTTTGGCTCAGGATTTAGGTTTGGGTGGGACTTGGATTCAAACTTCTTATAACAACAACATCCGTAAGCAATACGCCGGGATCGGTTTTAGCTACGACGAAACAGCCGACGTATTTATAGCGCCTCAACCTTTTGAGTCATGGACCTTAGACGGCAACCACGACTGGCAACCACCAACACCACGCCCCGATGGTGATTTCTATTGGGACGAAGACACACAAACTTGGCAAGAACTAGAAGAGGGTGAGTGATGGTTGGTTATGGTGAGAATGGGTCTGTTGTAGGCCCCCAAAATGTGCCGACTAGTTCGGTGGCTTCTGGTGTGTGGTCTTTGGGTGAGGTGGCTGAATCTTCACGGGATTCGATCTGGCCTCAACCGGCACAGTCAGCGTTTGAGTACATCACTGGTGTTACAGGTGACGGGTCAACCGCTAATTATTCGTTTACTAGCTTGCCGACAACCTACAAAACACTTCGCATTGTCATACAGGCGAGAGATACGAGCACTCAGTATCGACCAATCATCAGAGTCAATAACAATGGAACTAGCTATTACCGGGTTGCGCAGATGATTGCAACTAACGCTAACTACTCTGCTTCCGCTCAAACTGGTCTGTCTGGTGTTTACATGGGTATAGTCCCAATAAATAATCACCCTTACACGGCTTGCATTGACTTCCCGGCATACACGAGTACCAACATGGTTTCTCCCGTTCTGCTTTGGATCGGGCAATCAGATCAAACCACTGGCACCAACGCCAGCCCATTGACGATTCAACAGGGCGGGCTATTTGATGGTGTGGCAGCTACCACGCAGATCAACCTCGTCGAAGCTTCTGGCTACAACCTGTCAACAGGTTCAACTATTACGCTGTTCGGGTTAGCGGCCTAAAAGGAGATGGTTAAATGCTTGAATACATAGCTTCAACTGGAACCCCATCTGGTTCGTTTTTAGAAATAAACAATATTCCCAATACCTATAACAGCTTGATGATTACAGGAGTTATGAGTGTCACCGGCACGACGGTTGCTGATTGCTATATGTTTTTCAATGGCAATACAACTTCTGTTTACAACACGATGTACGGTGGGCTTAGAGATACTAACAGTAATTCCGTTTACAACTTTTCAAACAACGAAGCACATTTTGGTCGTGGCCCAACTGACAGCATGAATGTCGGCTACGTCTATGCGCCGGTTTATTTAGAAATCTTTGCTTACCGTGGTGACCAACCCGGAAACTTGGGTTGGTACTCTCTCGCAAGTTATTCAGATACAGCTTCCACAAGCCAAAACCAGTTTTACACAGGTTGGTACTCAGCAGATGAAACAGCAGACTTGACGAGGATTCAGTTCATTTGTTCACAAGGTGGATGGGACGCAGACACTGAATTTAATCTTTACGGAAGGACGACTTCGTAATGGCCCCTACTTACGAGCACATTGCGACTGCGACTGCCTCAGGCAACCCGATGTTTCTTGAAGTTACATCAATCCCGGCAACATATCAGGATATTGAAGTTATTGTCATGTCTAAAACGGGCACGTCTAATGGTGCTAGTTCAGGAAAAATTACTTTTAATGGGGTAACTAGCAGTAACTATTCCTGGACAAGGCTTGGCAAAAACGGAACTAGTATGCGTACCGGTATAGACAATAGTCAATCGGACTTTGACATAAACTATTCTCACGGTCCTGGCACAGGATCTGATATGAGTGGGTGGGTACGTTTATATGTTCCCGACTACGCAAGTACGACAGCCCATCCAGTTAACTGGTGGTGCACTAGTTGGGACTCTACGACAGCAGGCGAAGTTGCCTACTCGGCTGGATTGTTTGAGCCAAGTTCAGCGCAAGCCGTAACTTCCGTGAAATGGACTGTCGTTTACTCCATCGAAAATGGTTGCACAATGAGTGTTTATGGAATCAAATATGTGTAGGAGAAACAATGGCTAACACAATCGTAACTGTGAATGCGACAACAGGTGAAGAAACTGTCCGTAATTTAACAGATGAAGAAGAAGCCCAATATGCTGCTAGTAAAACACGTTGGGAAGAAGAAGATACTGCTAAAGAAGCGGCAGCTACACAAGCAGCAATAGACGCAGCAGCAGGGAAAGCCAAACTTAAAGCGCTTGGTTTGACTGATTCTGAGATAGCGGCGCTAGTCGGCTAATGGATATTGTTGACGCACCAAAAAAAGTAACCAGCGGACGACCCATGTCGCCCGTCGGTATCGTCGTGCACCACACAGCATCTAACCATAAAGCAGACCCAGATGACGTAATCGACATGTGTATACGTGGCGTGAACAAAGTCCCAGGGCCGCTATATAATTATATGGTTAAACGTGACGGAACTATCGTCTGTCTGTCAGACAAGTTTAAAGCTAATCACGCTGGACGTGGCAGCCGTAAAGTAATGGACAGACTGAAACACGACAAGAAAGTTGTTGAGTCTACAGTCGCAGGCAAAAGCAGCTTCAACTCGTCCCTGTACGGCGTAGCGATCATTAACGACGGCTTAGGTGAGGATGTACCTGACGTACAGATGGACGCCTTAGCGCGCTTCTGTGCGTTTCTTTGCGATGGGCACGGCTGGAACCCATTAAGCAGAATCTTAGGGCACAAAGAATACACGACACGTAAAATAGATCCAGTGTTTAACATGAAAGCGTTCCGACATCTTGTCGATACGCACACTGTGGGGAAACTTGTGGATAGTTCTCCACCACCTGAGGAAGAGGGAGAGATGATTCCTTTCCCTGGGGTGCTGAAGAAAGGTTCACGTTCATCGGCAGTAAAGTTTGTGCAAACCTGCGTGGGTGCCAGCAGAGATGGTATTTTTGGGAGAGGCACCAGAGCGAAAGTGATTAGGTGGCAGCGGGCACATGGTCTGCTTGCAGATGGCATAGTTGGTCCAGCTACTTGGGCTGCAATGAAAATGAGAAGGACTAAAAAAATTGTTCAACCCACGTTTTATTAAAGACATTTCAGAGCGAGCTATATCAACATTTGTTCAAGCGCTTGGGGCAGCTATGGCTATCCCAGGTCCTAGCCTTATTGATTCTTTGAAGGTAGCTGGCGTAGCTGCTATCATCTGTGTAGGCAAAGCTGTTGCTGCATCTAAAGTGGGAGATCCTGAAACTGCTTCTATTGGTAAGGGTTAACCCCTAGCGGGATGGGATCTTATGAGTTATCGGCAGTCGGGAATTGCTTATAGAGAATCAAACTTTGTTTATAACAGGTCTGACGCGACTCTAAACGTAGGTGTTATTAATGTAGTTTGTGGTACTCCTACGCTGTTTGAGTTCCCTTACCGTAAGTCTGGGACAGCATACCGAAATAGTTTCCTGTATCGTGAGCCAGCTTCTAACGATAACACTTATGTAGTTAAAGCTTTCCCAGCTACGTTGGCTGTGACTACAGCGTTCTCTGCTGTGGCAGGCAAACCTATAGACGTGCTTGCCGCTACGGTCAATGTCGTTGCGGGTGTAGCTACAAACATTAACGTTGACGCTAACTACATTGCCCTGATTGAGGGCATGAACATTCCTGTAGCTATGACTCCTCCGAGTCTTGTAGCAGGTAACGTTCTGAACGTTGCGACTATCCCTGTCACTACGGTCATGGGATCTACGCAAGAAGCCATTGTTTATCCTGATACTATAGCGGCTACTGTTGGTGTGCCTGCTCCTGCGGACGTTAGCGGAGATTTCAGTATCACTGCTGGCACAATCAAAGCGGTAGTTTCCACGCCGGATGTGCTGCTGCATCGTATCTTAACTGTTCCTCAAAGCAATACTTTACCTCCGGTACTGCGCCCTCAAGACGCCAGCAAAGCTGCGTTCGCTTTACGTCAACACTACAAGCCTACCGCTAGAGGCATTAACCTAATAATTGTGAACAACGCTTCGGTACAAACGTTTATGCCAGCAGATTTCAGCACTGTCACTAGAGTCATTTACGGCGGTCATGCTAGCCCAAACGATTTGACAGCCACCGAGCAAGACATTCTTATAGCCGCCGGTTATCAGTTCAATATAGGGGAGCCAGTCTAATGCCAATGTACTCATACCGATGCGTCCAGTGTTACACCATTTGGGATGTTAAGCACAAGATGCAAGACACTTACAGCGAAGCTTGTGAGAGTTGTGGTGGGGAACTAAACAAATATTATGGCAATGTGCAGATAGCTCCGTCGGTTATGCCTACCAGATCTAACATTGATTTGGCTAAGACTAAAGCTAACGACGCTGCTAAAGATGTTGACATGGCTGCGTACAAACGGTTAAGGAAAGAAGGGTTACAGCCTCCTAGTATTAACGGTTCAGCGAAACTTGAGGCCCGTGCCGGTACTAAATGGGAAGTTAACGCAGGACATACTTTATCTCACGAAACTCGTAAGCAAGGGGAGAAGACTTTACAGGAGCACTTAGGATGACTACCGCTCAGGTGTGGATTGACTCTACACGAGACATGCTTTTATCTAGCTACGTGGAAGAACTAGACGTGTTGACTGCTGCTGTCACTGACACGACTGTGCAAACGTTAACGATCCAGGGAACGTCTAGCAGCATAGCTAAGGGTGTGGTGTTTGAGATCGGTACGGAAATGTTTTACTGCACTTCTGTAGCTGGTAACACAATCAACGTGTTCCGGGCTTACGCTGGTTCGGCTGCCACTACTCACGCTATAGGGGATTTTATTAGGGTGTCACCGAAGTTCCCTACCTACCGTATCATCAATAGTATTAACGACGATCTGTCAGATTTGAGTTCTCCTGATAACGGTTTGTTCCAAATGAAAACTACTAGCTTCACTTACGACGGTGGGGTTGATGGATACAATTTGGCTGGGTTGACTTCTGCCGAAATTAATTCTATCTACATGGTCACTTACGCTGATGTGGGTTCTGAAGCTACAGAACCTCAAGTTCTTTCCTGGACTTTGCGTCGTAACCGTGACACTACGACGTTCCCTAGCGGGTTAGCTTTGATTCTTTATACTGGTGTGTGGCCTGGTCAGAAAGTTACGGTCATGTACAAGTCCCCGTTGACTCCTATCGTCGATGGCAGCACGCTTCTTTCTACTGTAGGGTTGGATAGTACGGCTTACGATTTGCCTCCGTTGGGTGCAGGTATGGCGTTGATGACTACTACTCCTATACGTCGAGAGTTTTTGGATGCTGAAGGGACTTCACGTCTTGCTGAAGAAGTACCTGCTGGCGCTATTTCTGCGTCGTTCCGTGATTTGATGGGTCGCCGTCGAGCTAGAGTGCAAGCAGAGTCCGCTCGTTTGATTGCCCGCTACCCACAAATGTGGAGCCGTAACTCTGCTGTAAGACCTACATCGCAATGGAGCGGGTACTCTGATGCCTAACTCTCAAAGCCTGCCAGTCGAACTGAATGGGATATCTTACCTAGTTGACACTAGGCAGTACTCACGGACGACTGTGCCAGCTTTGCGTGAACAGCGCGATAATAGTGCTGAGCCTGGAGAGAACGCTTTAGACACGTCTGGTGCGTGGACACGTTCTCAAACAGATTGGTCGTATGGTGCTGGGCAAAACAGTTTCGATATTAGTGACAGCGACCGCCGTAGATTTAATACTTCTTCTGGTGTTGATATTTGGACGAAGGGTCAAATCACTCTTCTTCCGATTACTGAAGAGAAACTGAACGCTGTCGAAACGAATTTAGATATCCAACGTATGGGTGTTTACGTGTATGCGGCTCACGGAGCTAACGCAGTTTTCTCTACAAACCTTGTGCCTGCCGCCCCGACGTGGACTCCGTTTGTTCCTCGCGCAGGTAATGACGTTAAGGACATGACTTCAGACGGCACGAACGTGTATTTCGCTTTCGGTTCTGCTGCTGCTATAGCTAAAGCTACATTAGGGACAGCAGCTATTGACGGTAGCTGGCCTACTTCTGGTACCCAATCGGCAGACGTGTTGCAGGTGGCTGCGGGTCGG